CCGACGGCCACCCGAACCGGCCCCTCACCGCGTTCACGATCGAGGTCCTGGCGCTCCCCCAGCGCCCCGAGAACAACTGACGGCAGACGCCCCGGGCGGGGCAGATTGGCGGGGCGAGATGCACGTGCATTGGTTCTGGATGGTCGATACGCGCGCCTGCGACTGCGGGTGCGAGGCCGGGGTGATCTACGTCCGGCGCTGCCGGTGTGGGGAGGAGCGGGCGACGGTCGACCACACCTACGGCACCTCCGGCTGGTGAAAAAATCCTGGCACCCGATTTGCTATGACCGGGGAGGGCGAGTAAAGTCGGTCTCAGTCGAGAAGGAGACCGAGATGATCCACCAGACCCAGAAGCTCTACACCTACAAGCTCCACGTCTTCGGCCCGCCGGTCAGCGGCGAGTTGGAGCAGATGGTCGTTGCAGGCAGCCCGTTCGAGGCCGGTGCCGAGGTCGAGGGTGTCGCTGACGCCATCCGCCACACGGGCGCCGAGGTCCACATCAAGCTCGTGAGCACGGAGGAGATCTGATGGCCGGGCAGATTTGGTGGGCCCGCTCCGCACGCGACAAGGAGCGCGCGCTGGAGCCCCGCCCCGACGTTCAACTCACGCTCGACGTCACGCCAGGCGTCGACGTCCACGGCAACCGGGTCCGGCGCGAGGGCCGGGACCGGTGCTGGTGCGGCTGCAAGTATTGGGAGCACGACCGGTGCATCGACTGCGGTGGTACCGAGCCTCAGCCCGAGGACGATCAGTGAGCCGGTCGACCGAGGTCAGCCCGCTCGCGGCGCTCGACAGCCAGGTCAGCCTCGTGCGGGCGCTCGCCAACCCGTCGATCGGCGCCGAGATCATGGGCGGCGCCCAGGGCCTCCCGGGCGCCGAGCAGGCCCTCCAACGCGAGGGCAAGTACCTCGCTCGGGTCATGCGCGAGGCGCTCGACACCGCGCCGACGATCGTGGTCACCGATCACATGCTCGACCTCGTGCTGGCCCGGCTCGACCGGCTGGACCTCGGCGAGCCCCTCCAGCCCGAGGACCTCAGCCTGTTCCCGTCGGGCTACGTCGTGTTTCCCCGGCCGGTGATCGTCCCCGACGTCGTCGCCGAAGACGCGTTCGGGATGATCCCGCCCCGGATGGCGGCCCGGTTCGACGCCGGGTTCTGGATGCCGTCGAGCATCGTGGCCCGCGGCACCGCCAACATGCTCAACCGGCGGGGTATCGGGGTCGAACCGACACCGCTCGACATCTTCGATGAGAGCCTCAACGGCATCATGTACACGCAGTCGGTCTCGGTCGGGCTCGCCGAGACGATCCTGACCACCGACCACGACGCCGGGGTCATCAGCCAGGCGCTCGATTGGGAGTCGATCAAACACGGCATCGCCCGGCTCCGGAGCGTGGGCGTGAAGCACGCCCCGATCTACTCCAGCGGCTGGGCGTTCGGCCTGTCGTGGGACCCGGAGCAGCGCGAAGACGACTACGTCCTCACCCCGGCGGGCGAGTTCGAGCGCCGGTTCTGGCTGACGCTGTGGCGGACGATGGCCGAGGAGGTGATGGCGCCGGTCACGGTCCCCCGGGCCGACCGGCGGCGCGCGGCCCGGATGCTGTCGCAGGTCCCCGAGGTGGTCGTGGCCGACCTCCGGCGGGTCAAGCACCCGGTGACGCACGAGCGCCTCGCCGACGGTGCAGAGGTCATGTGGTCGCACCGCTGGAAGGTCCGGGGCCATCAGCGGGTCCTCCACCGCGGCACCGACCGGGAACGGACGGTCTGGGTGCGGGAGTACGTGAAGGGGCCCGAGAGCGCCCCGCTCATCGAGAAGGACACGGTCTGGAGGCTGCGCCGATGAAGCTCGACGGGTTCTGCGACCAGTGCAAGCGGCTCCGGCGGGTGAACGTCAACTCGGCCGCGTTGGCCCGGTCGATGGCGAACCGAGGGCTGCCGAGCGGGATCTGCGATGCGTGTCAGGAGGAGCAGGAGCGCTCCGAGCGCGAACGCTGGCGACGGCGGCGCTAGCGGTGGCACTATGCGGGGATGCCCGACATTGCGAACGTCAGTCTGGAGCAGGCAGTCCCGATCGAGAGCCTCAACCCGCACCCCGAGAATCCGCGGCAGGGCGACGTCGGCGCCATCGCGGGCTCGCTCACTGAGCACGGCTTCTTCGGGACGGTCGTGGCGCAGGTGTCGACCCGGCGGGTGCTGGCCGGGAACCACCGCATCCAGTCGGCCGAGGCGCTCGGGATGGACGCAGTCGACGTGGCGTGGGTGGACGTCGATGACGATCAGGCCCGGGCGATCATGCTGGCCGACAACCGGTCCTCGGACGTCGCGGCCTACGACAACGCGGCGCTGGTCGAACTCCTCCAGGAGATCGAAGGCGCCGGGAACCTCGAAGCCACCCTGTACACGCTCACCGACCTCGACACGCTCCTGGCGAACCTCACGCCCGAGGGCCCGGACTCGGGCTTCGGGAACGTCGCCGACGGGCTCACGCCGGGCGAGCGCGAGGCGCTCCGGGAGCAAGGCGGGGCGCTCCGCATGGTGATCTTCCCGATGGCGGAGAGCGACTATGACGAGGCGATCCGGCTCCTGGCCGACGTCCGGCCGATGCTCGGGCTGGAGACGAACTCCGAGGTCCTCCTCCAACTGCTGCGCTCGTGCAACGGCTGACCGTCGAACCGATCGTGGGCCCGCTGCCGCCCCGGCGGTCACACGCCGAGGCGCATGACGAGGTGCTGACGGGGGACCTCCTCCTGAGCGATCCCGACGGCAAGCCTCTCGTGCTCCAGCGGGTGCTCGACCCGAGCTACGCCTCCGAGGCGCTCCGGCGGGCGCTGCCCGGCCTCCAGTGGGAGGCGACGTGGGACGGGGTCCACGGGCCCTCCAAGAACGAGTACCGGCTGTCGGGGATCGTGAGCGCCCACCAGACGTTCGGGAACGTCGCGCCGATGAAGCTCCGGCGCCGGTTCGGCTGCGCGACGTCGAGCTTCTCCCGGGGCCATCCCCGGGTCGACCGGGCCCTGCGGGTCCTCGGGGGCGAGGCGTGGCTGCGGTTCGCTGAGATCCTGCCGGAGGTCGCCGAGACGCACGAGGCGCTCGTGACCGGCCGCATCCTCGATGACTGGCTGCTCGACTCGCTCCTGCCGTTCACCTCCGGCATCATCAACAACTCGGCCGCACTCCCGTACCACCGGGACGCGTCGAACGTGCCGGGCTCGTGGTCGCTGATGATCTGCCTGCGCCGGGACGTCGAGGGCGGCCACCTGCACATCCCCGGCTACGGCGTGACGCTCGGGGTCGAGGACCTCAGCGTCATCGTGTTCGACGGCCAGGCCCACCTCCACGGGGTGACGCCGATGCGGCGCACGGACCGGCGGGCGTTCCGGTACACGATCGTCTACTACGCCAAGGCCGGGTGCGGGGCGTGCGGTCCCCGAGCCCAGGAGGTCGTGCGGGCGGCCCGGGTCGCGACCGAGCACTACGAGAAGGTGGCTCGTGAGCGTGGATGAGGCGACCCTGCGCGACCTGGCGACGTTCGCCCGCATTGAGGTCGAGAGCGGCGACCTCGAACCGTGGGCGGCGCTCCTCCGTGAGTTGCCGGTCGAACCGGAACGGCGGGCCTGGCTGGTGAAGCTCTACAACGCCTACGACGATTTCGGGTCAGCGTGGTCGGTCGACCGGCGCTGGCCGTCCCCGAAGGCGTGGCTCAACGCCGAAGACCTCCACGAGGCCGCCGACTACCCCTGCACCCAGGAACGGCGGGGCCTCCGGGGCGGCCGGATCATCCGCCACCTGATGAGCTACGTCATGGCCCTGCGAGGATTGACGCAGATCAACTGGATGGACCGGGCACTCCTCCGTGAGGCGTCGACGCCGGAACACGACTGGGAACGCCTGACGTGGCTCACGAAGCAAATCTGGGGTGTGGGCCGCCAGACCGCCTTCGAGTGGTGCGAGTTCGCCGAGAAGGTCCTGGAGTTTCCGATCCGGGCGCCGGACGCGGCGCTCTGGGACTCCGAAGGGCCGCGCCGGAGCCTCGAAAGCCTCTATGGTCCGGAGGGCCGAGTAACGGCCCGATGGCTCGATGACCGGGCGCGCGAGTGTCGGGCGTTCCTCGCCGAGTGTGGCGTGAATCTGACGTGGGAGGATTTCGAGACAGTGATCTGCGATTTCCATGTGATGCGGGCCGGGCGCTACTACCCCGGCCGTCATCTGGCGGCGCTCCGGGCCGAGATCGAGCAGCAACCCGAACGTGACTTCCTGCTCACCGCCTGGTACCGGGTGATCCCGGAACCGTGGTGCGAGATCGCGCCGGGGATCGACGGGGCGAAGCTCGACGCCTACCGGCGGTCGGCCTCGATCGTCTGCGCACCATGACCGAGAGCAACGCGGCGGCGGCCCGGCTCCTCGGCCGCTACGCCAAAGCCCACCACGCGGGCGGCTTCGCCACGCCGAGCGTCCAGGACCTCGCGAGTCTCGACGTCGAGTGGTTCGGGCCGGACACGGTGACGGTGACGAAGCGGCTGCGGTCGACGGCCCAACGCCGGGACTGGCGGGGCTGTCCGTTCGCGCTCCCGGCCGGAGCGGCGGTGACGACGCACGTCGCGCGCGAGGGCGTGGTCCCGAGCTTCCGGGCCGATTTCGTCCGGGCCTACGTCGAGGACTTCCGGCTCACGAAGGGGCTCCGGGCCCAGGGCTACCGGGTCGTGGCGCATCAGATCTCGGCGGCCGGGGAACTCACGGCGATCTTCGGCCACGGTGACGAGGTCGTGCCCCCGTTGGAGCAGGCCGATGCGGTCGACCTCGTGCGGGTGGCGGTGACGGACGGGGTGACGATCGGCCGGGCGCTGACTGAGCTTGACGCGGTGGCGGAGTGGACCGACGACTACCCGTTCTACAGCGACGGCTCGTGGTCGCAGGTGTCGCTGCGGGGCTTCGACCCGCTCGACCCGACGGTGGGGCTGAAACCGGCGGAGATGTCGAAGGCGTGGAAGGCGGAACACGAGGACTGGCCCCGCTGGCGGTGCGACTGGACCCCGCTGGAGGTGGCGATGCCGACCGTGTCCGGGCTGGCGAAGCGGCTCGCGGGCCACTGCGGCACGGAGATCGAGCGGGTGCGCCTGCTGCGGATGACGCCGGGGAACCTCGCCCGCCACACCGACATCACCGACCGGTCGATGGGGACCCGGGACGGCGGCATCGTCCGGTTCCACCTGCCGATCCTGGCGGCCCCGCTCGCGTCGATGCACGTCTGGAGCCTGCGGGGCGTCGAGCACCGGGAGCACCTCGACGCGGGCGAGGTCTGGTACCTCGACGCCCGCAAGCCTCACGCGGTCGAGAACCCGGTGAGCGAACGTATCCACCTGACCGTCGACCTCGTGAGCAACGCAGCCGTCCGCCACCTGATCGAGGGGTCATGCACGAGTTGGCCTTCGTAGTCGGCCCGCCCGGAGTCGGGAAGACCACCGCAGTCGAACGGGCCTGGCCCTGGCTCGGCGGCCAGCAGCACGTCGACGCGGGCGTGTGGCTGATGTCAAGAACTGAGGGCGTGGTCGAGATCGGCCGCCACCGCGACCGCTACGGCGGCTCCGATGCCCTCGCCATGAACGTCGGACCGGCCGCCTGCTTCTACGTGCGGTGCGGCCGAGAACACGAACGGCTCCTGGTCGAGGGCGACCGGCTCGCCTACCGTGGCTTCCTCCAAGCGGCGATCGAGGGCGGCTACGCGGTGACGCTCATCGTCCTCCACGCCGAACCGGTCACGCTGGCCAAACGCCGGGCGGACCGGGGCTCGGATCAGAGCCAGTCCTGGATCGCGGGCCGGGTGACGAAGATCCGGCACCTCATTGAGTGGGCGAAGGAGGAGATGCGGGTGGCCGAGATCACCGCAGATCCCGACGTCGACGCGGTCGCGGCAGCGCTGCGAGGCGTGACCGGCTGGTACTGACCGTGGCGGTCGGACACCCGAGCCTGCTGACGCCCGAAAAGCACCGGGAGTTCATGCAGGCCCTGCGGACGGGGGTACCGATCAAGGTCGCGGCGGCCGGAGTCGGCCTCGGGGAGTCCACGGTTGCGAACTGGATGACGGACGGGCGCAAGGCCAAGGTGCGTGCGGAGGCGGGCGAGACCCTCACCGACCACGAGGCGGCGATGGTCAGATTCGCAGACGAGGCGGCCCAGGTGTACCAGGAGGTCCACCTCCTGCTGGCCGGTCGAGTGGTGCAGGCGAGCGCCAAAGACTGGCGAGCGGCGACGTGGATGCTGACCCGGCGCCACGCCGACGTCTGGGCGCCGGACACGGTCGAGGTCCACGCCCGCATCGAGGTCGACGCAGTCCTGAGCCGGGCCCGCGAGTACCTCGATGTTGAGCCCGCAAGCTCGAACGGGCAGCATGAGCTTCCCGATGGAGCTAGCTGACGCCGACGTCCCGAGGCTCGTGCACGCGATCGAACGGGCGCGCGCGGCCGGTGACGATGACGTCGTGACGCTCCTCGCAGGCGAACTGGACAAGCGCCTCCGGTTCCAGCCGCTGCCGCACCAGCAAGCCCCGACGGGCGACTGGGCGACGCACCTCCTCCTCGGCGGCCGAGGCTCGGGCAAGACGGCGACGTGCTCCTACCGGATCGACCAGCACGCCCTCGGGCCGCCGTGCGACCCCTCGCTGCCCGGCGGGCACCGCATGGGGATCATCGGGCCGACGTTCGGCGACACGGTGGATAGCTGCTTCTACAGCCCCGCTGGACTGAGCCGGATCAACCCCGACGTCCACCTGAAGACACTCCGAGGCGGCATCACCGTGGTCGAGTGGCCGAACGGGGCGGTCGCCCGGATCTTCGGCGCCTACACCGAGCAAGACACCGAACGGCTCCGAGCCGGAGGCAACCGGTGCTTCGATTGGTGGGAGGAGCTTGCCGCCTGGCGCGAGATCCAGAAGGGCTACGACCAGGCGATCTTCGGGCTCCGGCTCGGCCCCAACCCCCGGGCGATCGCGAGCACGACCCCGAAGAACCGGCCGCTCATCCATGCGCTCGTGGACGCCAGCGAGGAGTACCGGGAGACCGGCACCGCGGCCCTGCGCCGGGACCGGATCGTGGTGACCGGCGCAACGACCGACGACAACCCCCACCTCGACGCCGAGGTCAGGGCCGACCTCTACGCCCGGTACGCCAACACCCGCCTCGGTGACCAGGAACTGCTCGGGCTGCTCCTCGCCGACCTCGGGGCTCGATATGTGCGGGCCGACTTCGGCGTCAGCGAGGAGGCGCCAGAGTGGCCGATCCGGCTGCGCTCGTGGGACCTCGCAGGGACCGAACCGTCACCGGCCAACGAGGACCCCGACTGGACCGCGGGCGCGCGCCTGAGCTTCGAGACCAACTCGCTCGGGCTGGTCAACATTGACGACATCGTCCACGTCCGCAAGGGCCCGGCCGAGGTCGAGCGCACCGTGCTCGCCACCGCCGACCTCGACGGCCCCGAGACCATCGTGCTCATCGAGCAGGAGCCCGGCCAGTCAGGAAAGGCGCAGGTCGAGCACTACCGGCGCCTACTCCGGGGTAAGGTCCGGCGGGTCGAGGGCATCCTGCCGAGTGGCGACAAGGAGGTCAGGTCGCAACTCCCCGAGGCTGCGGTCCAGCAGCACCGGGTCTCGCTCACCCGTGCCGGGTGGAACCTTGGATTCCTCGATGAGGCCGAGGCGTTCCCCGAAGGCGCTCATGACGACCAGATCGACGCGGTCAGCCAGGGCTTCGCTTGGATGGAGGGGCGCCGGGCGGCCGGACCGGCCAAGGCGTCAACCGTGGCGAATCGGCGCCTCACGGTCGCGCTCCGGTAAACCGGCAGGTCGGAGACGGATTTAGCGTCCGGCTCGACTAGACCCGGACCGATCGTCTAAAGTCCTCGGCGTTGACATAGGACCGAGAGCGACGAGGCCACGCAGGATGCGGAACGGCCACGAACGCACTCGCAGGCGGGCCCGGCTCTGTGGATCGGCACGGGCCCGCCAACTTCGCACCGGGTGGGCCGTGGAACGCCATCGCTCGGTGTCGCGGCCCGCCGAGGATCTCGCTGGAGTCTCGGCGGGCCGCACGATGTCCGGCCCGGGCGACGCACTCCCCTTGCGAGCCCGGACCGTGACAGACTCGGCAGGGCGGGCACGACGGGGGCGGACGTCGGAGTGCTGCCGAGGCGATGCGGGGATGACGGCCGGGCGAGCAGCAACGGGCAACGCTGTTCACCCGGCCGCCCTGTATGGCAGAATCAGCGCCCGTGAAGTCCAAGGTGGCGTACGTTCGCATGTCGCCCACCGAGCACGAGGCGCTCCACACCTGGGCTGCACGACGCGGCCTCAGCGCCTCCGAGGCAGCCCGGGAGATCCTGCGTGAACGGCTGGAGAACCCGCTCCTGCGCGGCGGAGTATCCGCGCCCCGGCGCCGATAGCGCGAATAGCCTGGTGGCTCATGGCGAACTACCTCCATGAGTTTCCGGCCCGAGTCGAGACCCCCGAGACCCGCTACGACAACTACCGGGTCCTGGTCGAACCCGCCTCCCCCGGCCCGTGGCAAGCGACCCTGTACACGAAGGACGCCCACCTCCGAGGCACACTGGACCGGGTGTCTCGTGTTGTGCCGCTGGGTAACCGGTCGTGGGTCATCATCGGCGAGACCGAGTCCTGGCGGGTGTCGCGGGTCGGCGGCTGCGGCTGCACGTCCTCGACCGGCCGGACCGACCCTGCCGTCGTGGCCTGGCTCGCCGACGTCACCGCGCAGGAGCGGTGGGACCTCGTGGAGGCCCGATGAGCATCGAGAAGCTCCGAGAGCAGCGGGTGCCGTGGCCCGTCCCCAACGGGGCGCTCCACGCCTCGTGCCCGCTCTGCGGCCTGTCCGAACGCCGGTTCCGGGGCGGCATCAACGAACGGCTCGCCAAGCTCGACGCCCACATCGCTGGTCCTCACGCGCGCTGCAAGGCGTGCGGGATCGTGACGACACCGCGGCACCTCCGGCGCCACCGACGGAACCACCACCGGTTCCCGACGTTGGTCATCCCGGGGATGGAGCGGGTCGCCTGATGGCGGCCGTGCGGGTCGACGCCACCGACGAAGACCGGGGCGTCCACGCCAGTGTCGAGGTCGAGGGCGACATGCTCACGCTCGATGAGTGCATGGAGCGGGCCGGACGGGCGCTCGCCGAGGCGATGACCGAAGCCCCCTACGAGTCGCCCCCTTTCGACCCGGCGGCGACGCTGCCGAGCCCGGAGGTGGGGCCGGACTCGCCGAGCTTCTGATGCCCGAGGGGCACTACGTCTGGGCGCTCCTCCTCCTGATCCTCGTCGCCTGGCTCGCGCTGATCGGTCTCGTGACCGTCATCGTCCTGCTCGTGGAGTGGCTCACGTGATCGAAGACCTCGTGCTCGACGGCCTCGCGACCTACCGGCTGGCCCGGCTCCTGACGATGGATGACCTGACGAAGCCCGCCCGGGACCGGGTCTGGAAGTGGGCGGCGGACCGGGAGATGCACCGCCTCGCCGAGTTCGTCACCTGCCCCCATTGCGTCGGGGTGTGGGTGGCCGCGGGCGTGGTGTCACTGTCCGCGCTGCGCGGAGTCCCCGGGTGGCGCCACGTCCGCACCTTCCTCGCGGTCGCGGGCGCGGAGAGCCTCCTGGCCTCGATCGCAGGCGCACTGGAGGGGTAGAGGTCGGGCGTGGTCGACCTGATCCGGCGCCTCGCCCTCCCCATCGCCATCACGTCCCTGATCGTCAATCTCGTGGTCACCATCGTGTCGATCGTCCTGTGGGTGTTGGCGGGGACGCACGGCTGGCTCGACAGCGTGACGTTCGTGTCGAACGTGTCGATGCTGGCGCTCCTGTTCGCGGGGATCTCGGGGCTGGCGGCGGCGGTGGCGGGCATCCTGGCGCTCGTGCCGACCGAAGACATCCTGGGCGGCGACGACTCCTGAAATCAGCCCCAGGGATTTGTTATAACCGGGGGCCCCGAGTAAAGTCCCGGGGCTATGACGAGCACGCACCGCGAAGCCCTCGACGTCCTCTTCGGCCCCGAGTTCTGGGACGAACTCATCGACCGGATGGTCACGACGACCCGCAACGACCGGGCCGAAGCCGAGCGCAAGATGGACAACTGCCTCGCCTACCTCAAAGCCCGAGCGACGCTCCCCGACCCCAACAGCCCGCTGGTCTGCAACCTCGGGCCCGACGAGGCATGGCACGTGTTCCTGCTGTTCACCGACGAGTACGTCACGTTCTGCTTGGAGTTGTGCGGCGAGTACCTGCACCACGACCCGGCGGAGGAGGCGGCCCTCGTCAACGCACGCGCCTCGACCGCACTGACGCGGCGGGTCATGGTGATGAACGACATCGCGTTCGACCACGATCTGTGGGTGGATCACGTCGCCTATCCGCGCGGGGCGGAGGTCATCCCGTCGGGCCTGCGGGCGGTGCCCTGAAAAAATCTCCAGCCCGATTTGTATGCTCCGGCGGTCCGGGGTAAAGTCTCAGTCATGACCGAGACACGCACTCCCCACGCAGCCACGATCAGCCGGTTCGTCAAGGCGACCGGCTGCCCGAAGGCCACCCCCTACAAGCCCTTCGGCCGGGACCGCGAGGGCTACGAGGTCTCCGCGACCACGAGCCTGCTGGACCGCCACGTCATGGTGACCTTCACGAACCGGGTCACCGGCTCCGAGTGGGCCACGAAGGTCGAGGCGGCCCTGATCGAGCGGGGCTACAAGGTCGAGCGCTACGGCGACTGGGAGCACCGGTCGCACCCGTCCCGGACGCTGCGGGTGTTGGACCCGATGAGCGAGCGGGGCTACGTCCGGCCTCGGGTCTACCCGCAGAAGGGCTACGTCGCCAAGGCGTTCGACGGCCGGGAGGACCGGATCTTCGAGCGGGTCGCGGACGCCGAGGAGTGGGTGGCAGCAGGCGAGATCGGCGAGGCGGTCTACCGATGACCGCTCGCAGGCGATGACCCCGGCCGAGTTCGGCCGGGTCTGGGAGGAGTGGGACGCGGCACCCGGTCGGGACGGTCCGGCCCGGGCGATGGCGGACGCGTGCGACGAGATCGCGGCCAGCCTCGGGATGTCAAGTGCGGCATTTCGTGATCTGCTGATGGTCGGCCGCCGGGCCGGGCTGACGCGCCCCGAGGCGCTCCGGCTGACGCGGATGGCGGCGCAGATGCTGCGCGAGCGCTAGCGGTCCGGCCACTTCGAGCCCGTCGGGGCTTACGCTCCGGCCGATGGTTGCGACCAACGGGGCCTCGACGCGCACCGCGCGGGCCAAGGCGCTCACCGCTGCCGCGATGCCGATCGGCCGCAAGGGCCTGTCCGCGACGCTCCTCCAGCGGACGATGTCGACGTCGGGGACGTGGCAGACGGGCGCGTGGGGCTACTTCGATGAGGTCCCCGAGATCCACATGGTCCACGAGTTCCTCGGCAACGCGGTGGGCCGGATGCGGCTGTTCCCGCAGTTCCAGGCGAACCCGACCGACCCGCCGATCCCGCTCGACCCCGAGGACACCGCACTCCAGTCCGACGTGCGGAAGGCGGCAGCGGTGGCGGCGGCGACACTGGACCGGCTCGACTCCTCGATGGGCGGCATCCAGGGCCTCCAGGCGAGCCTCGGGCTCAACGCCGCGCTCGTCGGCGAAGTGTTCCTGTGGGGTCACCTCGACCGGGAGGCCGCGACCGGCGAGAGCTTCGAGGCGATCTCGACCCGTGAGGTCACGGTCCAAGGCGAAGAGATCACGGTTACGACCGACGGCTCCACCGCCGGGACCCGTGTCGACCAGGGCAGCGAAACGTTCATCCGGATCTGGCGACGCCACCCGGCCTACCGGCTGCGGGCCGACTCGGCGATGCGGTCGCTGGCGACGACATGCGACGAACTGCTGCTCCTGACCCGCTCGATCCGGGCGGTCGCGACGTCCCGGCTGGCCGGGGCCGGGTTCCTGAAGGTGCCGGACGAGCTGTCCTTCGTGAGCCCCTCGATCGACGGGGGTGAGGCCCCCGAGGACGGGGCCGACGACCCGCTGCTGGAGACCCTGCTCATCAACATGACCACGCCCATCGCCGACCCGGACTCGGCGGCGGCGGTCGTGCCGATGATGGTGAAGGGCCCGGCCGAGGCGCTCAAAGAGTTCATGCACCAACTGATCGAGCGGCCGTTCGACCAGCTTGCGATCCAACTCCGGGAGGAGGCGGTCCAGCGCCTCGCGCGCGGGCTCGACATCCCGCCCGAGGTGCTGACCGGCCTGTCCGACTCGAACCATTGGAGTGCGTGGCAGATCGAAGAGCAGACGTTCAAGTCGCACATCGAGCCCCTCGTGCAGATGGTCATCGACGGCATCACCACCGGGTTCCTCCAGCCCGTGCTCCAGGCCGCCAACATCCCGCAGTGGAACCGGGTCACGGTCGGCTATGACCCGTCCGACCTCGTCGGCCACCCCAACGACTTCCCGAACGCGACCGTGATGCACGAGGCGTTCGCGGTGAGCGACGCCTTCCTGCGCTCGAAGGGCGGGGCGGGCGACGAAGACGCCCCCGACGAAGACGAGATTGCCCGGCGTATCGCCCAGCGGGGCGCGATCCCGCCCGAGGTCGAGACCGTGTTGCTGCGCCTCAGCGACATCCTGCCGAAGCTGGAGGAGATCATCCCGGCTCCGGGAGGCGAGGGCGCGCCCCAGGGCGGTGGCGGTGCGCCCTCCGAGCTTCCGGCCGGGCCGGAGAATGTCACTCGGGGACCACCCCCGAATCCCGAGGAACCTCAGCCCGAAGATCGGGCTGGACGGCCTGGCCGGGAGGGTGTTGCCGCGGCCGGGGGACGGCGGTCTGATCTCGGTGAGCGGCTGGCTGCGTTGGACCGGGCGCTCCTCGCCCGAGTGCTGGCCCTCGCCGAGCAGACCGTGCAGCGGGCGGTGGAGATGATCGGGGCCCGGATCATCCGGTCCCTGTCGAACGCCCCGGTCCATGCCGAGGCGCGCGCCCAGGTCCGGGACGTGCCCCTCGACCGGGTCGCCTGGGTCCTCGGCGCGGACAAGGTCCGGCAACTGGGCGTGGTCGAAGACGAGATCCTGGCCAAGCACCTCTCGTCAATGGAGAGCCAGTTCCTGCGCAGCGTCGCCCGCACCCGAGCCGAGGCGGTCAGACTCACCCGAGGCACCCTGGGCGAAGCACCTCGGGGCTTTGACGAGGAGCACTGGGAAGACGCAATGGAGGAGAACGCCGACCTGGCGTGGCGGCTCCTGCTCCACGGGCTCACGGCGGCGGCGGCCCAGGCGCTCTACGAGGCCGAACCGGAGTCGACGTCGGAACGCATCGAGCGGCTCGGCAATCTGATCTCCTCCGCCGAGGCCGAGGCGCTCCCCGAGGTCGCGGCCGTGGCCGGGGTCGAGGAGGCGCTCCACCACGTCCACGAGGTCCACGCGGCCGGTGAGGTCCCGGTCGAGAGCCTCGTGCCCGCCGGGACCGTGCGCGACGCGCTCGCGGTCGCGGGCGGGGCGAAGCAGGGCACCCCCGACGTCCGGCCGACCGAGGCCCCCGAGGGCATGGTGGCGGTCGGCGATGGGATGCTCGGCCTGCTCCACGACGCCTACCGGCAGGTGGTCTCGGGCTGGACGTGGGTCTACGGCGACCCGTCGGCCCGCTCCACCCCGTTCGAGCCCCACGAGGCCCTCGACGGCGTGGAGTTCGAGCGCTGGGATGACGAGGTCCTCGCCAACACCGAGGCGTGGCCGGACGCCGAGTTCTACGCCCCGGGCGACCACTACGGCTGCCTGTGCGATTTCGAGGTGCGCTTCGCGGAGGCGCCCGACGACACCACCGCCGAGGAGGCGCAATGACCGTGACCGCACGACGGGCCTTCGCGGCGCACGTCGAGAACAACCCGGACCTGTGCTCGCCCGAGAGCCCGTGGGCGGTGGTCGATGACGACTCGGGCAACTCGCTCGGGTGCTTCGCCGACGAGGCGGCCGCGAACGAGAAGCTCGGCCAGGTGTCCGGCGGCGGTGGCGACGGCCAGTCCGCCAACGACTTCGTCGGCGCCGAGTTCGTCGGCCTCGCGATCGTGGAAGGTCACGAGACGGCGGACGGGCGCCTGTTCGAGCTTGACTCGGTGACGTGGCGTGATCTCCCGGTGCCGCTGATGGTGAACAACGAGACGACGTCGCAGCACCAAGGCGCCTGGTTCGGCGGGCGCATCGAGGAGATCCAGCGCGACCCGACCGAGCCCAGCCGGATCTTCATCAAGGGTCACTTTGCCGGGCCGCGGGGCTCCGAGGCCGAGGCGTACGCCCGAGCCGGGCTGAAGGGCCTGAGCGTCGACGTGTCCGGCTCGGATTTCGTGGTCGAAGGGTTCGAGCCCGACGAGGAGGGCTTCCCGACCCGGTTCTTGGAGCGCTACGGCGACGCCCGGATCATGGCCGCGACGATCACGCCGATGGCGGCGTTCGAGGAGACGCAACTGTGGCTCCCCGACGAGATGGACGCCCCGGCGGTCGTGTCGCGGGTCGCGGGCGAAGACGTCGAACACGGCGAGGAGGTGCCACCGCTGATGGCGCTCTTCGCGTCCGGCGCTCCGAGCCTGGCGGCGATCCGGACGCACTCGACCGGGACCAGCGATGCCTCGTGGGATGGGCCCGCGAACGAGGCCCGGCTGCCCAGCCCGATGAGCCGGGCGACCGCCCAGAACGCGTACGCCTGGATGAGCCCGGACGCCCCGGCGGGCGAGGTCCAGAAGTCAGACTGCAAGTTCATTCACCACATGGTCGGCGCCAACGGCCAGCCCGGGGCGGCGAACCTCACGGCCTGCTCGACCGGCATCGGGGTCCTCAACGGGGGCCGAGGCGGCACGACGATCCCGGCCGCGGACCGGCAGGGTGTCTACAACCACCTGGCCCGGCATATCCGGGACGGGGGCCTCGACGTCCCCGAGCCCAACTTCGAGCTTTGGAACCGGCTCGCGGCCGAGGAGCGGGCGGCGGCCGAGGTCGCGCTGGTGGCGGCGTGCTCGGGCTGTGCGCCGGGCTACCGGCCTCCGGCGAGCTACTTCACCGACCTCGACCTGGGCGGCCCGACGGCCATGACTGTCGAGGACTCGGGCGAGGTCTGGGGGCATATCGGCCTGTGGGATTCGTGCCACATGGGCCAGGCCGGGCGGTGCGTCACGCCCCCGCACTCGGTCACCGGCTACGCCTACTTCAACACCGCCGAGGTGATCTGCGCCGACGGCTCCCGGGTCGCCACCGGCCGGATCTCGATGTGTACCGACCCGAACGCCGAAGGTCACCTCAACGACCTCTACGCCCCCATGCCCGTGGCCCTGGCGCACTACGACAACACCGGCCTGGTAGTCGCCGACGTGCGTGGAGGCGAGGACCGGTGGGGGCCGTGGATTCACGGAGCGTTGCGCTACGGGCTCCCCGAGGCGCGCGTGGCGGCGTTCCGGGCCTCGGTCCCCTCCGGTGACTGGCGGCCGATCGGCATCAACCCGCAGGGCGAGCTATGCCACGTCCTGGCGGTCAACTCCGGCGGGTTCGTGGTGCCCCGGGCTCGGGTCTCCGACGGCAAGGTGCTGGCGCTGGTCGCCTCGGCCGCGCCCCGACGCCACTCCGAACACGACCGGCTCCGTGCGCTGGAGGCCGAGGTCGCGGCGCTGCGCCGGATCGTCCGGGAGGACCACCTGGAGCGACTCGACGTCCGGGCCCGGCGGCGCGCGCTCACGGCCCTCGACGCCCGAGTTCGCGCCAGCGACCGCTAGCGGATCGGCAACAACCGGGGCGATCCGGGTTACGGTCGCCCCACCAGGCCCGCCAGACGCGGTCCGAACGCCCAGACGGCCCACCCGACCACCTCGGATGAGGAGCAGGACATGGAACGAGTGCAGCAGATCCTCGACCGGATCGCAGCCGCGGCCGACCTGAGCGATGAGGACCTCTCGGCCCTGGAGACCGAGACGAAGGCGCTGTACGGCGAACTCCGCGATGGCGAGGTCGACGCCGAGGTGCTGGAGGCGCTGACGAAGCTGGCCGACGGCCTCGATGCGATCGGCGACCAGCAAGACACCCGGGAGCACGAACGCCAGGAGATGGCCGACAAGGTCGCGGCGCTCGACAAGCGGGTGGAGGGCGGCGACGAGCCCCCGGCCGACGAGAAGAAGCCCGACGAGGGCGACAAGACCGACAAGGGCGACGACGACACGAAGGACCCGGAGTGGCCCGAAGGTCACCCGCCGGGCCAGACCGGCGACGAGGGCGACGAGGAGCACGCCGACGAGCAGCAAGAGGCGCTCGTGGCGGCCGGAGCCCGGACCCCGGCCCGGGTGCGCGTGCCTCGCCAGAACCGGCCCGTCGACACCGAGGGCGACGGCTTCGGCCTGCGGATGCTGGCGGCGCCGGACCTGCCCTCACGCCCGGCCGGGTCCCCGTTCAAGGACTGGGACGAAGCGGCGGCGGCGATGTGTGCCCGGCTCGGGACGTTCCGGGGCGAGTACCACGGTGAGCCGCAGAACATCCGGGTCGGCACGCTGGAGTGGGAACGGCCGCCGGAACTGGTGCTCGGCAAGGAGCTTGCGCCGAACATCGAGCGCATCCGCCAGGTGACCGCCCCCACCGCGGTCGTGGCCTCCGGCGGCATCTGCGGCCCGGTCGCGGTCCGGTATGGGGTGTTCGCGGAGACCACCGCGGCCCGCCCGGTCCGGGACTCGCTCCCGGGCTTCACGGCCGATCGCGGCGGCATCATGTACCAGTCCCCGGTCGGGATCGGCGACGTCGACCCGAGCGCGGTCGGCTCGCTCACCGCGGCCACGGACGCCCTCGGGACGCACACCAAGACCATCTGGTGCATCCCGTGCTCCCCGACGCAGACCGTGCTCGTGGACGCGATCTACCAGCGGCTCTGCTTCTCCAACTTCCAAGACCGCTACAACCCGGAGAACATGCGGGCCTACCAGGACATCGCCCGAGCGGCGTGGGCCCGGTACGCCGAGCGGCGGCTGCTCGCGTCGATGCGGGCCCTCACGACCGACGCCACCGCCCCACCCCGGACCGTCAACTCGCTCCGCACGTTCATCTACAACGCGGGCTACCTCCGGGCCTGGTACTCGGACCGCTACCGGCTCCCCGACGCCATCGGGATCGTCGCCTACGCCCCGCGCTGGGTGCTCGAACTGATGACCGTCGACATGACGTGGCAGGCGCCGGGCGACGACACCCTGCGCTTCACCGACGCGGCGGTGCAGGCAGCGGTGGCCGCCCACGGCATCCGGATCGTGTGGACGTTGGAGTCGGACGTCGCCGACGAGGACCTGACCGGCGTGGCGACCCCGGACTTCGAGCTTCCGGCCTCGTTCCACCTGCTCGCCTTCCCCGAAGGTGGCTTCACGTTCCTCGACGGCGGCACGCTTGACTTCGGCATCGTCCGGGACTCGGCGACGAACGCCAAGAACCGGTTCGAGACGTTCTTCGAGAGCTTCGAGGGCGTGGCGAAGACCGGCTACCAGGGCTTCAACGTCGAGATGCCGCTCTGCATGAACGGTGCGGCGGCCGCGCTCGCGACGCAGGCGTGCGCCAACACCGGAGGCGGGGCGTAGTCGATGACGTTCACAGGGAATCGCGGCTCGGGCTCGGTGCTGATCGCGCCGGGCTCGGCCGCGCCCTCAGTCGAGGCGCTCGTGGCCGGGGGTTACTTCCCGGTGCCGACCGAAGCCGACCCGAACCGGCGGTCGACCGTCGACCTCCTCGCCTCGGCCCGGGTCGTGACCGGCGACGGCCGGTGGATCGGTGGCCTCGCCAACATCGCCGACAACTGCGGCATCCCGAACATCGCGGTCGATTGCGTCACCGACCCCGACCCGTGGAACGGGTTCCCGTTCAACACCCGCAACGATCCCGGCGGCCGGATCAGCTACCCCTACACCCCGTTCTGGCTGATCGGGCAGTTCCAATGCTCGACGTTCGGGATCACCCCGGCCGACATCCAAGCCGGAGCCCGAGCGATGCTCGACGGGGCGAGCGCGAGCTACGCCCTGGAATGGGAACTCGCCTCCGGGATCAGTGGCGTGCTCGGCACCGAGGCGCCGCAACCCAACCCGAGCTTCCAGGACGCCACCCCGATCCCGGGCGGCCCGGTCGCCGACGCGACGAACGTCCTCGGGATGCTGGAGTGGCACGCCCGGGACATCATGGTCGAGCCGAAAGGCGCACCGGGGCTCGGCCGCTACATGATCTACGCCTCGCCCCTGCTGGCGACGTACTGGGCCGGGGCCGGGCTGCTCCGCAAGGAGAACGGGCTCCTGCTCACCTACCTCGACACGATCGTCACCGTGTCGAGCGCCTACACGTTCGCGGCGGCGGGCGGCGAAGGGAGCAGCGGCTCCCCCGACACCGCCTTCCTGACCGGCATCCCGACCGTCTACCTCGGCGACATCGCCGACCTCACCGACGCCTCGGGTTCCCTCGACCGTGAGGGCAACACGCTCCGAGGCTGGGCCGCGCGCCCCGCTGCGGTGGTCTGGCCGCCGTGCCTGCCGCCGATGAGCCTCGGCTGGACCATCCCAGGAACGCCAACTCCGTAGGAGACCGTCATGGCACCGTGTCTGTCCTCGATCCGTGCGGAGCGCATCCGGGTCGCCAAGCTCCAGTCCTCGGGCGCCCCGCTGGCCGGGCCGAAGAACGGCTACGTCAGCGACGCCCAAGTCAGCCTCGACATCGGGCTGGAGATCGAGGCGGGCGACGAGATCACCCAGAAAAACGGCGGCGGACGCCTGTGCGCGACGTTCAAGGACGTCGACCGGATCAAGAACGCGACGGTCTCGTGCGACCTCTGCCAGCTTGACGCCGAACTCCTCGCGCTCACGACCGGCGGCACGACCATCGGGGACCCGCCCATCGGCTACATGCCCCCGAGCGGCCAGCAGAGTCTGGAGAACCCGGTCTGCTTCGAGGTCTGGACCCGGGCGTGGGACGGCGGGGCGCAGGCGCAATCGTCCACGGGCGATGCGGCGTATTGGCATTTCGTGTTCCCCAACGTGAAGTTCACGCCCGACACCTTCACGCTGGACGAGAACACCCACATCTTCCCGATCAACGGCACGA